ACACTGTTCGCCAGGTACGTCCTTTGCGTACATTGTACCATCCGGCAGAAAACCACGATTTGCTTTTGGCAGTCTTGGTGTAGACCGGTAGTTGTTGACTGACGTCCCACATGGGATTGTACACACGACCACTTACGGGATATCCGTGTACATGATTCACAGTGGTCGATGGCTTGGTGATCTTGGGTGCAGATTCAAACTGTATGTTGACTCGCTGAGCTGCCATGCGGATGGTTTTGAACTGTGCTACTTGGTTGTTGATACGCACCTGGTATCCACCGTCGCAGGCTTCTACATTGCCGACCTTCTCGTTGTCTTTTTGTAAAATCCAAAACTGTTTGTCTATTACGGGTTTAGCTATTAGCATTGAGTACTCCTTTGTATGTTTCATTCATCCAACGACCAAAGCTGTCGGCTGAATCACTGCACTTGTTGAGTTCATACTTGCCGCAGAACTGCATGAATCTCACACCAACTTGTCCTACATCTTTGTGACTGATCTGTTCACGTATGCTGGCGTCTACCACTGCTTTGATTTCGTCTGGCTGTGCTGTGAGATCAATTAAAGTTCTGTTGCGTTCATAATCATCTAGCACACGATGTTCTACTCCATCTGGATCTGACCAACGTTGTAGCATCAAGTTGTTCCAGGCATAGCCTTTTTTGGCTTTGTCTTCATAGGCTTCTTGAAGTCCAACTTTGTTCTTGGTGCCTTTGGTTCTGACACCCGGATACGCCGAGAACACGTTATCACTGCTATCCCCACGCATGCATTTTTCAAACAACAACCACTGCGGATCTGGAATCTTTTTTGGTTCTTTGGTTTTTTTGTCAATGACTTCGTTGCCCTTGGCATCAAAGATTCCTTCTATGGTAATTAACTCGTCTGTGATTCCGTTGTATTGTTTGACATTGGGTGCTACTAGTTGAACAAAATCGGTATCACTGCTGATAACAATATGTTCGTCTTGGGGATGTAATGCAATCCAGCGAGCAATGATATCGTCGCCTTCTGCGGTAGGACACCTAATCACACTGCAATTGGTCTTATCGCTCAAGTATTTAGTCAAAGCGTCATAAGTTTCCCAGAACATTTTGTCTTCGTCGGCTTCGGCTTCTGTGAGTGCAGCACGGGCCACAGCACGATTGTTTTTGTAGGGTTTGTACATGTCCTTACGCCAACTTCGACCTTCTAGAGCAAATACCACATGATCTGCTTCAAAACGTCGAGCTACCTTGTTGGCACTCATCAGGGTTACATGGAGGGCAAATCCAATTTTCTCCCACGTGTCAGCGGCACGAAAAGCACCGTGTCTGGCACGAAAGAACATATTAGCCGTATCTATAAGAACATATTTCATACTGCTATTGTAACAGTATTTCAAATCAAAGTCAAATGAATTTGTGATTTACAATGTACTGCAACAAAAAACGAGAAAACCAAGCATGACCGTCTCGTCCAAAATGCCATGAATTGGGCATTACTGTGTCAATACCTTGAGCACGTATTAAAGCATCATAAGTTTGTGAGGCATCATAAGGTGCAATGTAATTGACGCCCCAGTCAAGTTGATTTTTTACACTGCTGAAATCATTGTTGCCATTGAAGAAAATGTGTCTAATATTTTGATCTTTTAGTTCTTGATGAAAGTTCCAGATTTCTTTGTGTGCTTGTTCAGTTTTAAACTGCCAATCTGTGCCAATTACAAAGTTTCGATATTTTTCTTGTAGTTCCTGAGGAACATCGTCTATGCCACTGCTGCCAACTTGATAATAAACATTGTTGTGCAACCACTCTTCTCTTTCCCAAGTTGACCACTGTATAACTACCAACAGATCTGGATGGTCAGCACCCACATTGTTCAACCATTCTCGTGTGGTTCTTAAAATTCTAGTATTAGAGCTGGCACTTTCTGCATCACAACGGAATCCTGCTCTCAAAGTCAGACTCAACATTTTGCCCCAACTTACTGCTAAGTTTTCTGGATGTGGTGCTCGTCCAAGATAAAACAACGCACCGTCATCTTCGGCAAATGCATGAGGATTCACAGCTTCGGCTGCTGCGGTATGACTGTCTCCGTTGACATATAACATCATATAATGTTGTGCTCTTTGATATAATTGATTAATTTTTGTGCCCAGGCATAATGCCCGTCGGCTCCAAAATGATACCACTGGTCTGCTGAAATACCTTGACCAGTCAACCACCAATAGTAACTTTGCTCATTGTTGTAAGGACCCAAGTAAGAGTTGTTCCAGCTCACTGGCTCAGCAACCTCAAAAAAATTGTACATACAATTAAAAAACAAGTGTTGAATATTTTGTTGTTCTAATTCTAAATGAAACTCGTATATTTTTTGATGCCATTGTTGCGATTTGATTTTTAGTGTTTCATGAGTCTGTTCTGCGACCCAATTTTTATAAACATCATGCAATTTTGAAGGAAGTGCATCGTGTCCAGAACTGTTGACATTGTAGTACTGACCTTGATAGCTCCATTCCTCACGTTCCCAGGTACTCCACCCAATCAACACCAAGTTGGGTGCAGAATTAGTGGCAAGATATTCGCGTGTGGTACGTAGGATTCTTTCGTTGCTGGCACCACCTTGTGCTTGATTTACAACTTTAAGGCCAAACTCTTGAGCTACAATAGAACAAAACTTTTGATGTGGTTGTAACAGTTGTGCATGAGTATGACTGTCACCATTGGCATACAGTGTCATGACACTTCTGATCTACCATCACCAATATTGCGAGTCTTGACCACTCGATCACGTTCAGGATTCATTGCTTCGTACTGCTCATAGGTTTCCAACACCACGTTACGACACACAGCAGTGAACCAACGATCTACAATGTCTGCATCAGTGTCTGTGGGCTTTTGTTGATAACCAGCACGTACTAGATTGGCCACAAATTTGTCATTCCAATCTAATTCAAATGAACCAGCTTGTATGTTGTTGGGATCTACTTCCATGCTAAGAATGGTTACCCAAGGCTCGCCTTTTTCTGTGGCAATTTCCTTTTCAGTTTTTTCAACTTTTTTAGGACGTGGTTCTGCTTTGATTTCTGGTTTTTTCTTTTTTAGAAAACGATCAAATAGTCCCATAGAGTTCCTTAGTTAAGTCTAGTATTGCCGTAGTGTACTACAGTGATACCAGCAGTGTCAACCATTTTACGCCAAGGATCAACCACAACCGATCCTGGTAATATTGGACAGTAAGGTTGTGTGTCTGCTTGATCACCAGTGTATTCGTAAGTGATTTTACGATTATGTGCCCATAAAAACACTGCTGGATGATCCACAGTGTCTACAACTTTTGTTCGGTCATCGGCTAGTGGGTCTACATACACAACTGGAAGACCTGCTTCTTCAATGTAGTAACCAACCAAGGTTGAGTATGAACCAATGCAGTACTCAACATCTGGCTTGTAGGCCTTGCCGTGAATCACAATCGGCAATCCTGTTTTCTTGGCCTGGTCTACTAAAAATAATCCCAAATTCTTTGCTTGAATTTCTCTGGCATGCATAATTGTGTCAAACAAGTCATAGCCAATATCATATTCTTCAGCCAACCAACGTAGAGCAATATTATCTCTAGGATGGCAAGCACCTGCATCGCCCATGCCCGCAGTCATGTATTTGGGTCCCATGATACGCATGGTACTACGAGCCAGGGCATTGGTAACAACGTCAACGTTGATATTGCCAATCTTCAATGCAAAGTCTTGAATCATGTTGGCCAAGCCAACCTTGGCTGAGATAAATGTGTTGTAGAAAATCTTGATAGCTTCGCACTCGTCCCAGGTGCCAATCTCATAGCGTGGATTGTTTTGCATGATTGTGTCGTACAAATCTTTGAGTTCTCCAGCAACACCGTTCCACTGACCATCTTCGGTACCAATCATGATCATTTCTGGATTGACCATGTCCCACTTGACCGAACCCATGGCAATCAAATACGGATTATACAAGAACTGATGCTTTTTATCCAACAACGTAATAAAGTGTCTGCGAGTTGTTCCTGGCAATACTGTTGAAATTAACACAACTTTTTTGGGTGTAGTAGCATACTGATTTACCTTGGAAATGGCATCTTTGACAGCATCGTGTCCAAAGTCTCGAGGTTCCATGTGACTTGACGGAACAGAGCCATCATAACCTTGAGCATGTGGTGTAGGAACAGCAATAAAAATCCACTCGCTTTCGTTGACAACTTCGCTGATGTCACAAACTTTTACACTGTTGCTGGTACGTGGATAGATATCATAACCACGTACTTTGTGTTTTTCAGCAAACACTTCTGCACAATCTAGCCCTAGTTTTCCAATGCCAATAAATCCAATTTTTTTCATGTTAGTCCTTGAGGTAATAATGTTTATAGACTAATTTATGCTGATTTACCGGTCTGACCAAAATTTTTACTTCTTGAACACTGGAATAGGGTTCATTTTATGTAAACTACGGCTTCGTATAGCACGATATTTTTCAACGTTGGCCAGTTGTTCTGCTGTGGCAATAGGCAATTCGTGATTGTCTTGTTGCATAGCCAGTTCTAAATCAGCATAGTTCATACCCAGTTGGTCTTCGTCTGTGCGTCCGTCGTCCCAAAGACCATCCGTGGGGGCTGCATTGACAATGTCGTCTATGATACCTAGTTCACGGCCCATGGCCCATACTTCGGTTTTGTAGCAATCAGCAATGGGACTGATATCCACACCGCCGTCGCCATATTTGGTATAAAAGCCCACACCAAAATCT